GCCCCAGTTGTTAAATCAACAAACCATTGTGTTTCTGCTAAAGTTGATGAATTTCCAAAAGTACCATCGCCTCCTATCCATTTCCATAATTTAGCATCGCTATTTTGAATTGCTTTTATATATTTTTCTCCGTTAATAGTAAATGGCTGATTAGCATTTTCATTAAAAGCATCTTCAATTTCACTTGTGCCAATATTTCCTAAATTAATAACTAAAGAGCTATTAAAATCTAAAGTTAAATTAGAAAAACCATCAGCCATTAACTCTACTTCACTTACTGTATTTACAAAAATATTTCCAGTTAATAATCGATAATATTTTCTTTGAATTTCAGCTTCATTTTCTAATAAATTTGAAACAATATCAAAAGTAAAAACAATTTGTTCGCCTAAATTAGCAGTAAAAAAACCATTTGATGCAATAGTATTGTTAATTGCATCTTTAACCCATTCCATTTCACTTTTATCAAAATCAACACCAGTTATATTAATATTTCTTAATACCGTTTTAGCAGGTATATTAACTGATAATATAGAGTTAATAGCATTAACTATATTAGTTTTATCAGAGGTATTTAACTCCGATAATAAACCGCTTAAATCATTTGTTTGATTAACAATAGACTGTAAAATAGGTCTTAAAACAGAAGCAGTAATTTCGCCATTACCGTTTGAAGTAATTTGGTTATTTATTAAATCTAAAACTTGTTGTTTTGACATTTTTTAATTATTAATTTGTCTCCAAATGAAACCATCTGAAACTATTAAAATATTTTCACTGTTTCCAATTGTTGTTTTAATTGTAAAATTAACTGATATTGATCTACTTAAATTTAAAATAAAAGAACTAAAATTAGCAATTCTCAATATTCTATTAAAATATAAAGAAGCGTCTGGTAAAGTTAATGTTTTACCAGAGTTACCTAAATAAATTATAATGTCATCTGTATCAATTATGGAATAACTATCTGAAATTGATGTTAAATTTCTTTCTTTTTGTTCCTGTCTAGTAATTATTTCAATCCATTGATTTCCATTGTATTGCCAAAAATCAATTATAACATTATCAACTTCCTGTTTATAAAAGTCTCCAAGATTAAAAGAAACTGGAGAAGTTTCGTTTGGGTCTTCAATACCACTATGAATAGTAATACCAGAAGTATTAATATTATTTAATGCTGATATTAAATTAGTTTCTCCTGTCGGTAGATTGTTTTTATTGCCAACTAAAGAATTAATCTGATTAACCATAGCTGTCAAAATAGGTCTTAAAACCTCTGCTGTAATTTCATTATTACCGTTTGAAGTAATCTGATTATTTATATATGTTATTAATTGAGATGGTGTCATTAAATTTGCTGTATAAAGAAATCATCGCTGAAATCTTGGTTAAAATCTCCTGCTAAAAAAACAGGTATATCTAAAAAAAGATTATTGAAATCTGCTTCATTACCTGCATATACATAAGGCGGGTCATATTCTGAATATTTACTAACTAAACTAATAATTGCACCACCTAAACCCTGTGGTGTATATGTATAATTAGAAGTTTTTAAGCCATAATCAAAACCATGTATTTCAATAGTACCATCTTTAAACTGTATGGCTCCAAAATAGTTAGCCATATCCAATTGCTTTAACATTGTTTTTGAATTTTCATTCACTCCAGTAACTGCAATTTCTATTTTATGTTCGTAAGTTACAATTCCGTTTTTTTCTGATTTTGAAAAATCTGCATTTATAACTCCTCCGTTATCAGTTGTTCTAAAAAGATAACCACTTTTTGATTCTAATAAATTAAAAAGAATAGAGTTTAAAGTTGATGATGAGTTTATAGAGTAATCTTTTAAATCTTTTCTGTTAATAAGCACAACATTTTGAAAGTACTTTCTAAAATTAGCACCCTCACATTCTAGGTCGAACCCTTTTATTAAATCAATAAAAACACTCATATCTTTTTTGTTATATTATTTCCTATAATTCCGAAACCTTTTATTTTTGTTTTACTCCCACATTTTCCATTGCACCCACAACTTTTGCAATCAAAGTTTGAATTTGTATAGCTTTCTTTTTTAAGACAAATATACATTTCTACTTCTTTCCAAAGTTCATAACCCATATTTCTATAACGTTCAGAAATCTGCTTTAGATCATTATATGCCTTTGGAATAGAAAAATCATTTGTTTTATTAACACCACCGTTTGGAGTGTCGTCTAAATTATTAATAATTGTATAACGAGCATATGCATATCTTACTAAAACATTTTTAATACCTTGATGAGAAAAGTTTTTATCATTACAACCTATAAACCCTAAAGGCTGAATTAATTCAATCCATTTTTCATCTGCTGATTCCCAATTTACATCAATATCAAAAAACAAATCACAAAGCAAAGGTTTTAAATCAAATAAAATAGCTTCATTAATTGCTATCTGCAATTTTTCTAAATTACAATGTTTAGCAACCTGACCAATTGGCAAAAAGTCATTTTTAGTTAGTGATATCTGCATCGTTAATTTCTGGTTTACCTAATAAAGCCGAAGATACCTCTCTGGTAAATCCGTATATTTCCATAAATATAGTTATCGCACTTTCAAAATCAGTAGTTTTATTTGCATAAGAAGATTGTATACCTAATATACCTTGAACCCCACCGACCGAACCTCTTAATCCTGCTTGTGCTTTTAAAGTTTCTTCATTTGCTTCTGGACTTAATTCTACTTGATCATTAACTTGACCTGTATTTATAATTTCTTCTTCTTCGTCTAAATCTAAAAAATTAAAATCAAAACCTAATTTATAAAAAGCTTCTTCTATTTTTTGTCTCTCCCATTCGCATTGTTCCCAATAAAAGTTTTTCATTTGAATATAACTCTCTCCACTTCCAGCAAACAAACCTCCTGCATCTGAAAAAGCTAACCCCTCTGGTAAATTATTTGCAGCCCCTAAAATATTTCTTCTTAATTGAGGAATTAATAAAGCAAATTGCTTGTCGTTAAATTGAGAAGGAACCTGAATTACTTTTAAAACATCATCTAAATTTCCAATTTGCTCAACATCTAAATGATAAACTCCAGAACTACCTTCTGCACCCAACCAATTAGATATATCTTCTTTAATTTGTGTTGAAGCTTCTTCATCTAAACCTTGAGTTAAAATTGCAGTTTTACCTAAAAAACCACCTCTTGTATTTGCATTAAAATATATGCCAACTCTAAATTCAGTATCTAAATCATTGTAAACAGAATCAAATTTGCTTATTGAATATCTAAATTTAGGCGTTAAATTAAGATACATAACTTGACCTCTATAATGCTTAATCATTCCTGCCCAGTCTTCGCCTTTATATTTAGCTAATTTCGCATCTGCTTTTATTTGCGCCTTTACTATTTCTTGATTTGAATTGAATGGATAGTACTTCTTTTTATAATCCTTTTCTTTTTTAGTCAAAGTTCTATCGAATTTATTGTAATTTTTATACAATATCATTCCCTCATTTCCTTCATCATCTGGCATTGAAATACGGCACTTGTTATAATCCAAAGACTTTGGTTTTTTAGGTAAAAATATAATTTCATCATTTATAACCTCTATGCCATAAGTTGTGTGTATAAAAGCTCCGTTTTGAATTACAACATCATCTACAACATCCTTTGCTTTTTCAGATAAGAAACTATCATCTTCAAATTTTACATTAAATTCTTCATTTATTCCTTTTCCGTAGATAAACTTTGAAAACATTTCTTTGGCTCTAGCACCTGTCGGAGAGTTACCAATTGCCAACTCCATTTCTTCCGAATACATATTATTTTCGCCATTCCAAAAAACCTTTTCAGATTCTTTGTAGGGCGTTATTTTTTTCCAAAGCTCAATAAGAGTAGCTCTAACTTTCATTATCTTCTAAAAACTTTATAATATCTATTTTTTTATTGCTTTCTGCTTTATTTCCAGTACGCTGTTTTACTTTTGAGTATAAAGGTAAAACCTCTGCTCTATAGTCCATATCTTCGTATGGCTCTCTATCTGTTTTACTTTCTTCAAATATTTCATCAACTTTAATATCTTTGTCAATTACAATAGCAACAGGATCATTTTTAGGCAAAGCGCTAAATATTTCACTTTTACCATTAGCAGCTAATTGTTTAGCAAAATCTTCCGTTAAATTATAGCCATAACAACGATATATTTTTCCAGCTTTTTTATAAGTCAAAATCTTTAACTTATATTCTTTTTTTAATAAAAATGTATTTTTCATAATTACTTTTATTTCATCAAATTTAAGTATTTTTTTATTGCTTTTAGCAAAACTTTTCAATTTATTAAATCCCTTTTTAAAAGTGCAACCAGCACAACTTGGTTTAAAAGAAAATGCAGACTCATATAATAATATAAAAGTCTGCATTAATTCTTTACTTGCACGAATTTCTTTAGGGTTTAACCTTACAAATTCATTTAAGTTCATATTTAAAAATTTTAAACTGCAACTGCAAACGCATCATCGAAATCCTCAATTTCTTGTCCTTCTACTGAACTTTTATATACCAAAGGTAAATTACTCTCTGGTGCATTTTCTAAACTTGACAATAATATTTGAGTACCACCTCCGCCTTCTTGAATGTTATAAGAATAATCGCCTGTTGTTAAGCCGTTTACAATTCCATATATTTCAACTGTACCATCTTTTAGTTGCAAAGCTACTACAAAAGAACCTTTATCTAAAGATTCTAAAATAGATTTTACCTCTTCAGTAACACCTGCAATTAATATTCCTGTATTATGAATATATTGGGAGTATCCTAAATCGCTCCTTGTTTTATCAAATGATCCATAAAATGAACTCCCAGCTTCTGCCCCTAAAATACGATAACCAGTAGTTCCTGCTTTTAGTTCAAAAGTAACATTATAAGCGGAGGTTACAGCCTCCGCATCTGGTAAGTTAATAGTTTTAGTTGAAATATCATTTTTATTAATAACAACCGCTTGTTGGTAATATTTTCTAACAGGCGCGTCACAACTAACGTCTAATCCGTTAAATAGTTTTGCGCATAATGATTGAATTGCCATATCTTATTTTTTAAATTGTTTGTTCCGAAATATATACATACTCATCCAATGGTATCATTGTTCCCATTTTTACAATTGAATCAATGTAAATCTTTCTATCTGTTTTATCGTAAAACATATCGAATCCTTCCATTTTATCTTGTGTATTCGTTCCGATTAGTAAATTAGATTTTCTAATTAAAAGAACTTTAAAAGCATCAATAGCAGTTCCTCCCGCTGCATTAATAGATAAATCTATTTCTCTGTGAGCTTCTACTGGTATTCCGAAAATACGCAAGCCTTCAATTGTGTAACGTCTTGCTCCTACTATCCCGTTTGGATCAAAACAATCACAATTATACATTGAAGTATCGCCCATTTTATTTAACCACGTTACTAATTTAGAAGCAACTGCATAAGTTGTTTTCCAAACCACATCTGCTTGACCTCCCCAAATTTCTTGAAATCCAGTTTCATAAGCCTCTGCCATTGCGTTATAAATTTCTTCACCTGTTGGTGTAGTTCCTGCAACAACTATATCAACTTTTTCTCCACTTCCTGCATCTGCTTGAGCAAAGAAGCCATCACTCCCGTTAATTAAGTCGTTTGTAGTTGCCGAAGTGTCTCCCCAGTAACCAACTCTCCATTGAGTCCCCAATACTTGATTACGTACAATTTCTTCGATATAATCCAAGAACGCTTGTGCATCTGGTTCAGTTGTTGGGTCTTCTAATTGTTGTCTGTAATTATTCCAAAACATTAAAAACTCTTCGTCAAAGTTTCTCATACATAATGGAATACGACAATTGTATTCAGCCAAACTCCATTCTTTAGCAGAATAGTTAGGCGTAATATCACACGCATTCAAGTCACAATCTTTTTCATTACCTACTGGCATTGCACCATAGTAGTCATTAGATAATAAGATTGGTTGTATTTGTCCGTTTCTTCTGTTTGTTATTAACGTATGCGATTGCGCAAAACTTCCTACTCCGAAAGTTTCTTGATAAATTGCTTCGTTAATGTTTGCTATATCGGAAGCAACTAAATTTGTTACTAAATCTCCGATAGCTGTTGCAAAATTTCCTTGTAATGCCATCTTTTATTTATTTTTTAATTGTTTGTTCTTTTTCCATTGAGCTACGGTATCTGAAATAGAACCTGCTTTTTCTTCTTTATTTTTCTTTTCGTCTTTTGGACTTTCAGAACTACCTTTAAGTTTTGCAATTGTTGCCGTTGCAATTGCTAACTTTGCTTTAAAGTCATCACGTTCTTTTTTAATTGCAACAGTTTTAGTTTCCATTGATGTAACTCTTTGCTCTAAATCTGATGCAACCTCTAAAGTTGCTACTAAAGCCTCAATTATTTCATCTTCGTTAACTTCTTCTTCCTCAGATTCTTCTTTAATTTCTGTTAAAATTCCTGCTTCGAAAACGTATGTTTTACCATCCGCTCCTAAAATTTCGCCTTCTGCTGCAACACCTTCTAAAGTTGCTTTTGCTCCAACTTCAATTGGGTCATCTTCTGTTAAGTCTGGAAATGTTAACTCTACGTTATCCGCAGTAAACACAACCTTATTAACAGTTTCTCCTAAAAATTTATTTAGGATTTTTTTTAATTTACTTGTTTTTGACATTTTATTTATTTTAGTTTTACTGTTTATAATTGCTCTTGCTGATATTTTTAAATTTGTTTCTGTTGTTACAAATCCTAAATCTAAAAGTTCATTTCTCTTTAACCATGTTTCATTTTTTAGTAAAGGCGAAACTGCTTCTTTACTTAACGATAATTCATTTGCATAAAAAGTAATAATCTTATTTTCTAAATTCCTAACTGTTTTTGAGTGAAGCTCCATTTCATCCGCTGTTGCGTAATCTATTCCGCCCATTGGTAAATGAATCATAAATTCAGTGTTAGGTCTTACAACTCTTTTGCTTCCTGCCATAAAAATAACAGTTGCAATACTTGCTACCATTCCATTACCTATTGTGGTAATTGGAACACCCAAAGATTTTATGAAATTATAAATATCGAATCCAGTATCTACAACACCACCTTCACTATTTATATTAACCTCGTAAGATGTTGCATTAGGCTGTTTACGAACTTGACTAATCACGTCAATTAGCTCCACCCCACGCTCTTCATTAAAAGTGCCGATTAAACCAGAAATGTAAATTTTACCTATCATATAACAAATATTATAATAATTAAATAAATTGTTGTATTTTTGACTAAATGAATGGACAAAATGCAATTTAGAACTCTTAATAGATCACTTACTAAAAAGTCAATTCAAATAATTATGCATCATTGTATAATGAAATTAGCTAAAGAAAAAACTAAAGAATTATCAAAATGAAAAAATTACTTATTATTATATTATTATTTTCATACAGTTGTACAACTAATGAAATAATAGAAGAAAAACAAGAAGATATAGATAATACTAATTATTGGAAATTTGGATATAAAGATAAATGTGAAGGAGAAACAACAGGTTATATTTGTGTTCCAAAAGATGAGTTAGATAAAGCAATGAAAGATAAATATTATGTTAACGAAATTTGCTTTAAGATAAGGCTTAAAAATACAGAAGGAAAATTAGAATTTTATATTTTCAGCTATTCAACAAATGTTGGTTGTAATTAAAATAAATTATTTAAATTAGCATATTCATTATTGTTTTTTTTTATTATTAATTAGAAAAACCTATTCATTAATTTGTTTAGGTTTTTTTAATTTCTAATATAAGTTTTCATTTCTGCAACCGCTCTACGAACAGTAGTAAGGCTTGAACGTGTTTCTTTTGCTACAATGCTGTAACGATACATTTTAGAACTATCCTTAACGCTCATATACGTTTTGTAGATATTATAGTAAACCAATAAATTAGAACTTACATAGCCATTTTTAGTAAGCATTCTTAAAATATCTATATTATTTTCTACAAACTTATATTTTTGAATCATATATATTTATTCGTTCCATTCTTTTAACTTTTCAATATCTTGCCTAAAAAAGTAAGCTCCAGCACAACCGCATTTATTAACCATCATATTGCTTAATCCTTCAATTCTTTTATCTTTAATTCTCAAAAAATCAATAGGCTCTTTAACCAAACAATGCTTTGATAAATTATATCTTCTTAATGCTTTTGCTTCAATAATAGAATCATTTAATAAGTAATTTTGCATACCAATTTCAAATGGTTCTAATCCGTGCTTAACTATGCTTTTAATTTTTTTTGTTATACTTAACATTTAAAAACTACTTTCGTTCATAATCTGCTTATTTGAAGATAAATTTGTTATACCATCTTGACTTCCTTTTTGTGTTCCTGCTTGTGCCCCTTTCTGAACAGCTATTGAAATACGCTCCGTAATATCGTTTACATTAGCGTTATTATTAACTTGGTCTTGAACATTGCTATCGTTACTACTATTCAAAGATACGCCCTGTCCGCTTATATTAGTTGATAAATCAGCACTAAAACTTCCACCTCCAGAACCTCCAACACTTCCACCACCACTTGCGCTTGGAACTTTTGTTGAAGCAATATCTTTTATCGCTTTTATACCAGTGCCTGCCGCAAATGCTACTGCTGGAATATTGCCAGGAAAGGGAACTGCCAAACCTGCTGTAATACCTTGATACATATTAATTCCTGCTTTTGCGAGTGCAATTGCTTTTCCTGCCTTACTATCTTTGTCTATAAAAGATGCAGCAGCAGTAAATAAATCAGTTGCTAATTTAAGTTTTTCATCTGCTAATATTCTTTCGTTAGTGATATCTGCATCGGTTCTTTCTTTTTGAATTTTAGCTAATTTAGCAGTATATAGTTCTTGACTAATTGATTGGTTTTTTAAACTTTCATCTAAAGCCAATTTCTTTAATTCAAATTGTTCTTTGTTTTGTAATTTTTGCACTTCGAACCTTGTAGCGCCCTGCTCTAAAAGTCTTTCTAATTCATTTTCAAACTCTAACGAACGTAATTCTAATGATTCTTCTTTTTCTACTTGCTCACGCTCTTTAGTTACCTCTGCAATAGCTAATCTATTTTCTTCTCCTAATAAAAATATCGCTTCGTCATATTCATTTTTATCGATTAATCCTTGTTCTAATTTGGTAAGTGCAAAATCTTTTTCTTTTACCAATAGATTATTTAACTCGTTTGTTTTATCGTTTAAAACCTCTTCTGATAAAAACTTTCTGTCTTTTGATTGCTCTTCAAAACCTTTTCTGTAAGCTTCAATTTCTTTTGATGCAACAGCTACTTTTATCTCTGCTTCTTTTCTAGCAAGATCTTGACTAATTGCTAATATTTGAGTAGCATATTGCTCTTGGCTAATTTTTTGACTTTTTAATTGATTATCTAAATTTTTTAGCTTCATATCAGAAATCATTTTATCAATTTCTAACTCTTGCTGTAAAGTTTTAGCACGCCCATCTAATTGCTGTTGACTAAACAACTCTATTTCTTCACTTTCATTTTTAAGCCTTTCATCAACTGCTTTCTTTGCGTTTGCATTTGCCGTTGCATTTGCTTCTCTTCTAATTGTGTTAAGTTTATTTTGTTGCGTTGTTTCCATTTCTAACGCCGTAGCGTTAGATTCATTCTTTTTAGCTATTAATTCAGCTAAAGCCAATTTCTCTGCATCAGTAGTATTATTTCTATCTTGCTTATTTTTTAATATAGCAATCTGTAAATCAAGTTCTGATTGTTTTAATGCGTTAATCTTGCCAGCCGTTGAAATGCTTTCATCAACTGCCTTTCTTCTTTCTTCTAAAGTTAAATTAGTGTCTTCTGCAATCTTATTTTGTTGTTTAAAAGCTTCTGCTTGAATTCCTAATTCAGTAGTGTTTTTAATTCTTTTTTCTCTTAATTCCTTTTCAAGCCTATCTAACTCTTTACCTTTATCAATACCATCATTAAAGAAATTAAGAGTTTCTTTTCCTGCATCTGAAACAGCACTAACAGCTTCTTTTCCTTGATTCGCTAAACCTTCAAAACCTTTTTTTGCTCTTGAAAAATCTAAAGTAGCAATACCAACCATTATATCAAAAAGATTTTCAAAAGTTATAATTACATTATTTTTAACAAAATCATAAATTTCTGTAATTGTTTTTTTAGGATTAGAAAAAGCATCAAATAAAGATTTACCTAATTTTTGAACTACTCCAAATAAAGATTCCATTATAGCAACTAGCGGACGTGTTACACTTGTAACCGCATCCATTCCAGATTGGGTTGATTTCAAATAAGTAACAATCAATCCCAATACCAATCCGACCGCTGCAATTACTGCACCTATTGGGGTAGCTATAAATGCAAGTGATGCCTTTGTCATTGCAAAAACACCTTTAGTTACTTTTTTTAATCCATTACCTAAAAATGGTAAAACACCTCCTGCTTCTTGCGCATTACTTATAAAAACAGAAAGGCTTGAGTTAAAAGGGTTCATTTCGCCTAAAGCATCTTTAATGCCTCCAGCGTAGTCTCCAATTCCTATTTTTTGTTGAGAGTATTCATCTACATTTTCTTTGATTAATGCATTGTTAGCATCTAACTGCTCATTTAGTATTTTTAATTCTGCTTGACCCTCTTCTGTTGTTAAATTTGTTTCGTTTCTTAACTTGTTTAATATTTTATTTTGATCTCTTAAATCTTTAATAGTAAGAGCTTCTTGATTTAAAACAGCTTCGAGTGTACCTTCTCTATTTGCTGCATCAAGTGCGCCTTTTGAGCTTTCAGATAAATATTTAACGTGTTCACGATAATAATCGTTTAATGCTTTTAAATCAGAGGCATTTTCAACAAACGCTTCGCTTGAAGTATCGTTATTATTCTTTAATTCTTTTTGGGCTTGTTTTAATTCATCAATTGATGCCTTAATCTTTGATGCACCTTTCAAAACCTCTGATGTGTCAAAACTAAAACTAGCTAAATCTATATCTATCATTTGTTTATTTTTATAAATTCGCCAAATGCCAAGTCATCTTCTTTCCAAGTTAGGCTGTTTAGTAAAAAATACGCTTTTTCTTGTTCAAAGTAATATTGCTTATAAAAATCAAGCATTGAAACATCTACTAAAGATATTATTAAATTAACTGTTATTATTTTAGCTTCATTAATTAACTGATTTAAGTTTGAATACTTTTCATCAACTATATCTGCGAATACTTCGCTATATAAAGCAAATGGGAATTCATTTACTAATTCATTTAAAATATAAATGTCATCATTTTTTTGAGCTGATTTTATAAAATAAAACCTGTCTTTTAATTGCTTGTAATTTGCTAATAAATTATTTGTTTCTGCTTCTTTTGTAACTTCAACATTATACATTCTAAAGTTTTGAACAAAATAAGTACTTGAATTTTTACCTTTATATTCTTCTAATATTTCTTCTGGTGCATAAGTAAATGAATCATATATAGTTGTCTCGCTAGGTTGGTTATCATTATCTACTGATATAACACCGTCTGCGAAATCTTGATTTTCTTCATTATATTTATGTTTAATTATATTTTTTTGAGCATAAGAATTATAAACATATTTTTCGCTTCTATCTTCTTTTACATATTTACTTGTCCAATCGATTGCAGGTGCATTTAGTCTTTCATCTAAAGTTCTAAATCTAATTGCTTTATTTTCTACATCAACAAAAGGCGTTAATGCATTTCTTACCATTATTTCTTTAAAGAAATCTTTAACCTTTATTTTTATTAATGCTAATGAAAAATCTATTTCTTGAACTCCTAAAGTTTCTATTGTTAAATTAGCAGATATTAATTGATTATACCAAAAAGTACCTTCAATATCTCCTGCTCTAATGTTTATCGCAACTTGATCTCCTTTTTTAGCATCTATTATTAAGCTATAATCATTTGTACCGTCACCAATTATATAATCTTGATTTACTTGTCCAGAGGCTTCAATTCTAAATAATAAAGGAAATAATAAACCCCTTCTCGATCTAGTAGAATAAGAATTTCCTTTTACTTTTGCTTTTAAAAGGTATTTTCCAGTTTTTTGTATTTCAAAATAATCAAAAGGAGAAACTTTTTTTACAAATTCTGTATCATAAATTGTAGTATTTGGGTTTAAAAGATATGCTGATGATCCATATCTTCGATCGTAATAATATCTCTCCCTATTAAAACTAGCATCTAAAAAAATTATATTATTTTCTTCACTGTATTTAATTCCACTTGGATAAGTCATCCACGTATCGGCTAAACTAAAATTACCAGAATAAGTCCACCCGTAATAATTAAATATTTTATCCAATAAATATTTTACGCTAATTGAAGGTACTAAAGAGAATGGATTCAAATTAGTAATACCATTATTATCAGCTAACTTTTGACCGTTATAATAAGCTACTATATATTTGTAAGGTAAATTATCAGTAAAAGAATTAATGATATTACCAACTGTATTTAAGTGATTCAAAGAAGACAAATCAATTACATCACTAATTTTATCGCTACTTATGTCCTTTAGAAAATCAATTAAACCAGCCTTTACATGACCAATATAATTTTCTCCTTTAGTTTCTGTTATTATTAAATTACCATTTGGCTCAATCGTTTCGCCTTTATATAAAACTTGACAAATAATCTTATCGTATGGTATAGTTGAGCTACTTCCAGCAATTCCTAACCCTCTGAATATTTTTGTGTTTCTTGGAGTTTTTGGAAATTTTAATTGCCAAGTATAACTTGATGAAGATTTAGTAATTTCTCCTATGTCATCTACTTGCTTAACATAAGTAACACTTCCAACAACATCTAACTCTTCTCCTGTTTTATTAATTCTAACATTTACCATATTAAAGTAGAGCTGTTTTTAAAATTAAAATCTAAATTAAAATCAAACTCGTGAACAGAATCAAAGTTATTCCATTTCATTTTTCCACCTTTATTATAAACTCGTGTCCATATTTTTGATTGAATAAATTGAGGGTTTTCTTCTATTAAAACATCTTGAATATTGTAAATATAAATTTCTGATGAGCTTAATAAGGCATTTAAAGTGTTTATATATCTCGTATCTGCTTTTGTTGATAAGCTAATAGATCCTTCGCTTGATAAGCCTAAATCTAAATTTTGAACTCTTCTTTCTATAATAATTCCTTCTTTACTACTTTTATTTATTTCCCATTCATCAAATAACCAAAAAGAATAACCGCCTTTAGTATTTAGGTATCTTAAAAAAACAGGATTTGAAGATAAAACTCTTCTCTTTTCTGTTTCTGAATTATTTAGTATTTCAGTAAATATTGAAAAACCATTTTCATTAAAGTAATATTTAGCAGAAGGATAACCCGACCAAATAGGTATTTTTTCACTCTCTGATAAAATAGCATTAGTTGGTACTTTTATATTCTCACGATTGCTATATTCTCCTCCTCTTAAAAAACTTCTTGAAACGCTAAAGTTTGGTAAATCAATACTAAAAGTTTCTTGCGCTAATTTTATTTTTTGACCACTTGAAATGTTTTCTGGATGTTTAGGTTCGGGAAGTAAACCTTTCATTATTTCTGATAAATCAAAGTAAATAACATTATTAAAAGTATAATATTTAGCACTGTATAAAATTTCAGAACCTTTTGAAATATTTAAAATAACCTGATTATTAGAGTCTCCAGTTGTATCAACTTTTACCCAAATTGGATTGTTAATATAATATCTACTTCCATTCAATCCTGTTACTGTTGCCATTGCTTCTTAATTTCTCTTTCTAAAAATAATTTTACTTGAACTGCATAACGTTGTTGCAAATTTTCAGCTATCTTTCTTTTTGTGTCAGGGCTTTCTAATATTTCTAGTAAATCAGTTCCGCCATCTTTATAAATTTCAGTTCCCTCTTGAGCTATTTTTTTAGCTATTGCAAACGCTGCACTTCTTGCTTGTTGACCGCTTAATCCTAATTTAGCTTGCGCCCATTTTTCTAATGGTGCAATCGGTGGCATTTTACCTGGTTCTCTACCATTAACTAATTGATTAGTATATTTACGACCGCTTATTATACCATTCCCATTTTCAGCTCTTACCTTAACATTTTCACGCCACTCTCCTGTTGCGTTTAAATCTAAAGCCATAAAATGAGGTATCAATATATTATCAACAGTCCATTGCATAGTTTTGATTATATCAGCTTCTTGGATTTCCATAAGTGATGACCGTTTAATTTATTAATTTTATAATTATAACATCTAATTAAAAACCTCCCTTCTTTTGTTGTTAAATCAAAATTATCCCTAATTTCTTTTAATCTTTTAATATATTTATATTTCCATATAAATAATATGCTAACTAACAATACACTCACTATCGCTACAATCATAATCTCTTAATGTCATTGTAATACTCCAACCTGTATAATTATTATCTAACCAATTTATACGAGTTATAGCATTCCAGTTAATAATTTTTATCTTCTTACAAATAATATCGCAGAATTTTAATACATTTTCTTCACAAACACAATCCTGTAATGGTTTTAAAATAGAAATCCATTTGCTTTGTTCTACTGGATGCCCCAATTGCTCTGAATATACATTTGTATCTACTCTATCAAAAGCCATCACGTGCAAAGTAAAGGTGTAATCTGCCGTATATTCTGTTAATAAACCAGTATTATTATTATACTGCCTATTTTTACGTTCAGATAAGTTAGTTATGAATACTTTAACAGGACAACACTTGTCACTATCAGTTTGCATAATGCTTTCATTAACTCCTGCATCTGTTAATGGTGCATCAAATTCCCAACAAAAACCACATTTTAATTCTTCATTCCAAATATTTGTTTGTTGTTTAAAAAAATCAATTACATCCATAATTCAAAAATACTATTTTTTTCTATCATTTTTATTGTGTTCTATCAATTTTTTTTGTATATCGCTTTCAATAGCTAATTTATATTGCTTTTCAAAACATATAGAATAAGGTAAATTTTCTATTTCTTCCCACTTGGTAACGTCTCCAAGCGCTAACATATCAATCGTATTTTTAATGCCCAATACGTCTAAATTCTTAATCCCTGATGCAATTAGTTTAAAGTCAGGAGGTCTTTCTAAATACTGTTTTTCAATTCTATTTATGTTTTCGTATTGTTTTTGAATCCAAATTAATATACGAAATCTATCTAACTCTTTTCTTTTTAAAGTAGAATTTACATTCTCATTTAAAACAATTGAAATAGCTTCATCATATTTACCTTCATCAATTAATGAAGGTATTACTTTTTTTATATTAATAAAAGATAAAATAGTTATATCCTCAATTAAAGCAATTCCTTTATCGTATTTCTTAATAAATTCAAGTTGACTATTGTCAGCTTTTACAATCCATTCGTTTAATGTCATATAAATTGGCTTGTTCTAACTTTTGATTTTCCTTTATTCATTTGATACAAAGCATAACCACCCCCATCTGTAACGTGATCAAATCCGCTTTCTTTATCTGGTGATCCATTTTTATAGGCTAACTTTTCTAAAGCTTCGGTATATTCTGGACAATTGTTTGCGTTTACAAAATAAGTTGTTTCTCCTTTTGAGTTTTTAAAAGCTGAATTAACGCTTGTAATTCTATCTCTTACTGATGGATTAGACTTATCCACCCTTACAGTAAACCTTGCTTTACGCAATAAATTTATATCACTATCTCCTGCCGTATTTCTTGCATTTCCACTTGCATCTGGATAAACTACTATTTTATTATTTGGATATCTTATTTTTATAATTGAAATAATATCAGCAGTATCATATGCGTTTGTTATTTCTTCAACTGCTGTTATTATTTCTGAATTTGTAACGTGAATTACTGCACTCATTTTTGTTATATTGAAATCCATTCCTACGTGCAAAATATCTTTTTCATCTATAATCCTATCTGAATTATTTATTAATCTATCAAATGAATGGTAAACAGTTCCGCTTGTTAAGTTAACAAATTCTCCGTTTGTATAAGCCTCCAATTGGACTTGTGTATAGGTATCTTGTAAACTTGAAATATAATTTTTAGGCAAATATGGATTTTCAATTGTCTTTGCTTTTATTAAATGTTTGAATTCATTGTCTTTTGAAATAAAGAAGTCATAAAACCATTTAAAGCCTTCTGGCGTTCCAACAACATCTGTTTGATTGTCCTCTTCGTTTGGTAATTGTGAACGATTACGAGCTAAAATCTGATTAAAAACATTAGTCATTTTATTTTTTGGCAATACATCGCACTCGTCAATTAAGCTATATCCAACCTCATAACCAACTATCAAACTTGGATTATCCATTGTTCGCATAATTATTTTACCAATTGATTTTCCACCGTTAAAAACATCGAAAAACTTATCTGATAAATTAACAGTAAAAGTTAAACCTAAACTATCTAATTGTTCAGAAATACGAGGTACTGCAATATCTTTAATAAGATTATAAGTAGGCAAATAGTAGGCTACATTTACACCTTGATATTCAAGTTTCTTTAATATAATCTTAACAACTCCTGCTTGTGTCTTACCAGAACCAAAGCCTGCAACTAATCCTGTGTGTCTATGTTTTGATAACACAAACAATTTTTGAGATTTTAAAAGATTTATATTTGTTGTCAAACCTCTGTTATTGTTATGTCGGTAAGAGTGTCTGTTATTTCTATTTCTTGTTTAGGCTTACCGTCAACTTGTTCCATTATCATTTGGATAGCTTTTAAACTATCGTTACCTTTCTTACTCATTGCCCAAGATGATAGCTTCATTGCCAATTGCATTTGAGTAGGTAACTTTAAAACTACGCTCCCATCTTCATTAACCTTTACTACTTGGTTTGCTGGCATTGTAACGTTGCCTTCTGCTTCTAGTAGGTCTTTTAATTGTTGCCGTATGGATACAGGACGCCCCTCACGGTTAATGTTTTCAGGCATCTTATCGAAGGTGGTTTTACTTCCTATACTTGAATCAAATTTCTTAGCCATATCTTGCCTGTTACTCGCCTGTAAATTCTTTGTGTTCTATTAACACTCCATTTCGTTTTAAATTTATTGTAGGGTCTAATTTTATTATTCTTTTTACACAAACATCAACGTACTTACAATCCAACTCCATACCGTAACATTTGCGTTTTAATTGGTGACTGGCTACCATTGTAGTTCCGCTTCCTAAAAAACAATCAATGACAATACTATTTATTTTTGAAAAATTACTTATAATATTTTCGGGCAAATATATTGGGAATGTTGCTTTATGTATTTTCGCAAATTCGTTTCCACTTGCATTCCTGCCTTTTATTACATTAAAATATGTACCTTGACTAAATTGTGCATTTTCAAATTTTCTACTTCCATTCCCAAAACACAATATAAATTCAACTCTATTATTTATTATTCCATTTTGGATATGTGGTGCAACAGTATCTTTTTCCCAGTAAATTATATCTTTAAAAATATCATTGTATGTAAATAGTATTTTATTAATTGCCCTTTTTGATTTTTCAACTAGTCCAATATTATAAAATATTTCACTAGTAAATGGTAAAAACGCATTTATATTAGAACATAACCATTCAAAATATTCGTTTTCTGTTTTATCATCTTCACAATCATTATATTTTGCACCGCCTGAATTTGGTATTGACTTATTTGCACCTACATTATAGGGCGGGCTTGTAAACATTATATCCGCTTTATCTCCATTCATTAGCTTTGCAACACTATCACTACAAGTACTATCACCACACAATAAACGATGCTCTCCAATTTCGTAAAGGTCGCCCAATACTGTTATCGGTATTTCGGGAGGTGTTGTATCAAAGTCATCTTCTTCGGCTTCCAATACTTCCTCCTCTGGTATTTCAATACCCCAATCTTCAAGTACGCCCTCATCAAGTTCTGCTTCCAACGTTCCAAAGTC